ATTACTCTACGTGACTCCTAACCTCGCAATCTATAAAAGTTTTGTTACCTTGTTACCATGACAATCATTAATCTTGACAAATGGTAACAAGGTAACATATAATATTTTTTCATGGCAGAAATTAAACCGGCACAATTAGCTAAGTTCATAAATGTAAAACGACAAGCGGTCTATAACGCAATCAGGCGAGGGAATATAATTGCAAACTCTGCAGGGTTGGTTGATACTCAAAACAAAATAAATCAGCTTTGGATTTCCTCTCATGGACTATCCGAAAATGATATCCTTTCAGCTCTTTCCGAAATCCAGAAAAAAGAAAAAAGCAAGAAAAAAAGTAAACCTATATCTAACCCATTACCGAAAATTAGAGAAAATAAAAACAAAAAACAACCCGAAGTCGAAACCGAAAAAATTACAAAAAATGATCAAAATATCAATCAAAAAATAGTCGAAGCAATAGAAGCTTATACAGAAGACAATCAAAAAACCAATACTGATGAGATCGAGTTTGAAAACATCACCGGTCTTCCGGCCCGGATGATGAAGTTAAATCTTAAAAATCTTGTAGTGAAATACGGTGGTCCTATGATGTTGAAATCGTGGGCAGATATATTAGTTAAGATAATGTCCGCAAACGAAAAGGATCAAAAAATTCAAGAACGACGACTCGAACTCATACAAAAAGATTTTGTGATATCTCGATTATTTATGTTTTTGGAAACGCTATCTTCCAGGATTTTTGACTATACGGAAAATATACCAGTTGAAATAATCGCACTTGTAAAATCGGGAGCTAATGATATAGAAATTGAAATCAAAAAAAAAATGCGCAAGGACTTTGCAATTCTTCTTAAGGACACAAAAGAAAATATAATTAGAGAATTAGAAAATCTAAAAACTAAATATGAAAAGGGGAAAACAGATGAAAGTGAGTAGAATGAAAAATATTGACGTGGCAGATATAACAGGCTATGAAATATTTAATTTATCTTTAAAATTATTCATTCCTAGAAAAAAATCATGTAAATCAATTATTATTAAATTAGGTTTTTCTTTTCATCATAACGGAACACAACCATGGGTAAAAATATATTTATTTTTCTGGACTTTTTTTTTAGGTAAATAATGGTAATCAAACAGATAAACCAAGATGATATAGATTTCATAATTCAACAAGTCAATTCAATCACTGATTCACGAGTATATGAATTACCATCTAACTGGATAGAGCGGACAAGATATATACCATCCGAATTAACAACCATGCCGGGGAAATATAGTTTTGATAAAACTCCTTTTTTTCGTGAGCCGTTAGACTGTCTTGCGCCTACCTCCCCAATTCAGGAAGCAGCTTTCATGAAAGGTGTACAAATCGGGGCCACTACCGGGATCCTCGAAAATTATCTTGCATATAATATAGGATGCGATCCCAAACCTCAACTTTATGTTTCGGCTGACAAAGAATTAGTTACAACCGGAATGAAAACAAAAGTTGAGCGTATGATTGATACTTGTAATCTTCGTGATATGATTTTTTCACAAACTGGGAAAAAAAGATCAACCGGCGATACCCTCACAGAAAAAGAATATCCTGGTGGTTTCCTACATGCTATCGGTGCCCAAAATCCCGGAAAATTAAGACAGATGAGTTATCCCGTAATAATGTTTGACGAGGTTGACGGTTTTCCCGACAAACTCGGAAAAGAAGGTGATCCGATAACAATCGCAAAAAACCGCACAAACGCTTTTGCTACGAAAAGAAAAATATTGTATCTATCAACACCCCTTATTATGCAAACATCAAAAATATACTATCTATACAAAAAGGGCGATCAAAGAAATTATTTTATTCCCTGTAAATACTGCGGAGAAATGCAAGTGCTAAAATGGCATGGAGTAGACGAGAATAAAAATCAATACGGCATAGTATTTAAGCTTACAAAAAAGTTTCATCCCGACTATGATACAGTAGGTTATAAGTGCAAATACTGCGGAAAGATTATGAAAAATCATGATAAATCAATTTTTATGAATCAAGGCGAATGGCGATCGACCGCAATATCAGAATTACCTCTTTTTCGCTCATATTGGCTTAACACATTATATTCACCTCCCGGAATGTACTCCTGGGAAAATATTGTTATAGATTGGTCCGAATGCTGGGATTTTGAAAAAAATCGAATGAAAGACAAGGAAAAAACCCGAACCTTCTATAACCTAAAACGCGGCCTACCCTGGGAAGAAACCGGATCATCCATAAAATATGAAAAATCCATATTACATAGACGATCTGGATTTTTCCTATCCTCAATACCAGAAAAAATAATGGTTCGTGATGCAGGGAGCGTTGCATTATTATTAACCTGCACGGTAGATGTCCAGGGAGATGGATTAATCGTTCATACTATTGCCTGGACTTTTGGAGGTCAATCGTGGACCGTGGATTTTTTTAAAATCAAAGGTGAAGAAAAAGATATTGCAGACACAAAGTCAAAAATATGGAACGATCTCGATAAATATATAATCGAAAAAACATTCACCTCCGAATCAGGAAAAAACTATCGAATCATAAATACATTTATCGACTCTGGATGGGGAAAATATTCAGACGTGGTTTACGAATTTTGTAGGGAATATTCTTCTGGCGTCTATGCCATAAAAGGCGAACAATGGATAAAATCTGGGTTAACCTATAGAAAATTCACAAAAGAAACTCTCGAAAAAGCCGGATTGTCATCTGCTTATCTAATTAACACGACAAAACTGAAAGATAGATTATCTCGTTATATGGGTCAATTGATGTGGGATTCTGGACAAATACAACCGGATTGGTATCCGAACTTCCCGGAAGATTTACACGATGATTTTTTCCGTATGTTTGAAGCAGAGTATCGTGTTGAAGTTCATGATAAGGATACCGGGCAATTTAGATACATCCAATGGAAACAAACTCAAGGTGCCGACAATCATGCTCTCGATACAACAATTTACAATATCGCCTCGCTAGAGCTTGTCGCTGATAGAACTTGCCGAGAAGAGTTAGGACTTAATACTTTATCTTGGGCTGATTTTTGGGAATATGCAAAAACAGGAATATTTTATTATTAAAAAATAATACTTGACAAAATTAAAAAGATGGAATAATAATTAACATTATGTCACTATTAGACGAAACACATAGCTCAAATACTCAAACCTCATTAGAGTATTGGCAAGATGAACTTAAAAACTCACGAATATTACTTTTTGAAATTGATAAAGCAATAAAAGCTATTTCCATATCGAATCATCAGAGTTATACGCTCGATACTGGGCAAACTTCCCAAACAGTGACAAGAGTTAATTTGCCATCATTAATTTCTCAGAGAGATAAACTAATTGATAGAATAAGTCAATTAGAAAAATATCTCGGAGAAGGTAAACCAAGCGTAATTCAAACGAGGCCGGGTTGGTGATAGATCTTAAAAATATATATATTGAAAAAGCACAAACACTCATAAAATTAAATAAATACGACAAAGCACAATTACTGTTGGATGCCGCTTCAAGGATCGATACTCAGAAACCTATTACTTTTGAAAGTAAAACAAACACTCAAAAAGATCCATATGCCTATTATGTAACCGACTTACTTTCAGCTGTATGGAATGGTGAAAAGTTCCCTGGCGGATTTGGATTAACAAAAGACTATGAGTTTGTCGATTATTACACCCTCCGCAAACGATCCGTTCAATTATTCAAAGAAAATCCATATGCCCGCGGTATGATCCGTCGATTATTAAGAAATGAAATCCATAAAGGCTTGAATCTCGAATCAAATACAATAACAGAGATTACGCTTCTATCAGACGAAGATGCGATAACATGGGATGAAAACTCCGAACTTAATTTTAATTTATGGGGGAAAAATAAGCAAATATGCGATTGGAGAAAACAAAAAACATTCGGAGAACTTCAACATGATTGTCGTCAAACCGCTATCACTTCCGGGGATTGCCTTGTTATCAATCACATAGATCAAAAAACAAATCTTCCGTCAATAGAGCTTGTTGATGGAACAAATGTAAAAACTCCATTCGGGGAAAACCCCCGGAAAGGAAACAGAATAATCCATGGAGTAGAACTTGATCAATATGATAGGCATATAGCCTATTGGGTGCAGGTGAAAACCTCGACAGGATATGAATCAAAGAGAGTTCCATGTTACGGGGAAAAATCAAAAAGAAAAATAGCATGGCTTGTATATGGAACTGATAAGCGCCTTGACGATGTTAGGGGTGAGCCTCTTCTCGCATTAGTCTTATATATGCTCAAAGAACTTGACAGATATCGCGACTCTGAACAAAGAGCTGCGGTCCTTAATTCAATAATTCCACTTTTTATAAAAAAAACAGAATTAGGCCCAGGAAGCCACCCTATAAACTCCGGCGGTATAAGGCGTGGAAACGTAACAACCGAAGACTTTGACGGATCCGACAAAACATATAATATATCAACCATGCTTCCCGGAACTATTCCCGATGAACTCAACAAGGGCGAAGAACCGGTAAGTTTCAACACACAACGACCGAATGTAAATTTTAAAGTTTTTGAAGAAGCAATAATAAACGTCTTCGCATGGGCATGTGAAGTACCACCCGAAATAGCCCGTCTTTTATTTCAATCCAATTTTTCAGCTTCTAGGCAAGCTAACAATGAGTTCAACGTTTATCTCTCATATATTGCGTGGAAGTTCGGAAATGACTTCTGTCAACCAATTTATGAAGAGTTTTTGACCGCTTCCATTCTCATGAATCAAATTGAAACTCCCGGTTTTCTCAACGCTTATTGGTCTGGAGATTGGCGCATATTAAGGGCCTGGCTTAACGCCGAATGGACGGGAATATCCAGACCATCCGTCGATCTATTGAAAGATGTAAACGCAGCCGACAAAGCCCTTCAGCTCCGCATAACAACATTCGATCAACAAGCGCGAAAAATATCAGGAATGTCAATCAGAACAGTTATAAAAAAACTCGCCCGGGAAAATAAATTATTTCAGCAAGTCGGATTAACATCCAGTGTCGATGAAAACAATAACGGAGAACCCATTATAACTCAAAATATAATAAAATCACTCATAGAAAATATATCACGATTAAGTGAGAGAATAGAGGAATTAGAAGGGTAATGTGTATGGATGGTAAAGAATACAAAGAAGTAAAATCTTTAATCGACGAAGCATTAAAACCACTCGGATTATCTCTATCCGAAATAAAAGCAACAATTTCCATCCTTCCGGCATTAAACGAAAGATTATCAGGATATAAAAAACTTGAAGAGCAAGTCGCAAACCATCAGTTTTTACTTTGTGGAATAAATGGAAAACCTGGATTAGTCGAAGATACAAAGAATCTAAAAAATAAAGATAAAAAAAATCTATCCTTATTTTTTAAAATCGTTGCACTTATCGGGACAATACTTGGAATAATTGCAACCTGGAAAGCATTCTTTTTTTAAGGAGAAAATATGTCAAATAAAACTAATAAAATAATTATAGCTATAATGTTTTCGGCTTGCATATTCACAATCATTTATCTTGCTTTTTTTAGAGCAGAAAAAGTAAATATCCCAGTTGAATCAATGCCTGTCTACAAAAACGAAAGACTTTGTGAAATTATAGATTCAAACAAACAGGTAATCAAATATTTTACAGGCGATATTGATTATATTGAAAAAGAAACATATATCCAGATAATCAAAAAAAATGGAGATTGTAACGATTCGATTTTTATACTACCTAATGGAATTATAAGATTTTTTAACATAGAGGAGAATAACGATGAGAAAGATTCTGGGATTCAAAAATAAATATAAATCACAAATAAAAACTGCGCAGGTAGAACTATTTAAAGATTATTTTCACAGCGGTAAAATGATAGAATGTGGGCCGGTATCCGCTGCCATGGGTTTTGATATTGCCGGGTGGCCCATGGATATTTTCACTCCAGGCGAACAACCTGGAGATAGCATTCTTATGATGGTTCATAATCCGGACAATCTTAAAAAAATTAAAGAACGAAGAAATATTAATTATGATGCGTTTCCTCCGAACGAAGTACCTCAAGCTTATGATATAGTAGGCGAGTTATTATATGGGAAATATAAAGCTTGCAAGTTTGAATGGGGCTTGAGCTTTGAAATAATCAAAAAAAACATAAATAAAAATATCTGTATGATGATTTCCGGACCCTTTCCGGCAGGCGGTCACTATGTGTTAGCTGTCGGCTATGATGAGGAAAGAAAACTTGTAATTTACAACGATCCATATCCTCCACAGTGGCCAGATAAAAACGGCTATAACCGGGAAATGGATTTAGAGTTTCTATCAAAAATGGGTAAATATCGAGTCGATTTTTACCCTAAAAGGAGCGTTTAAAATGGTAAAACAAAAATCAATCTGGGTAGTCTGGCTTATTATTTTTTCAGTGTTTTTGCTTTTTCCCCTTCAGCTTATAGTCAAGTTTGAAATCCCTTTCAATGGTGCCATCTGGGCCCTGTTTTTTATCGTGGGCGGTTATATGGGATTCGATCAATTTGCAACAATCATAACATCAAAGAAAATGCCCGAAGGATATAAATATACCGGAAGCTACAAAAAACTTTTATTTATTACAATTTCACTTTGGATACTTTTATTTGAAGCTTTATTTTTTCAAAGTTTTCTGAAACAAATAAAACTCCCCTTAGATCAATTATTCATGGCTATCGGTTTAATTTCAGGGATTTTTGCGGGTGGAAATAAATTAAATAATGCTGCTGAACGAGAAGATGGTAATTTAAAACGACCTAAAAATAAAGTTAATATGGTTGGATTATAAAATGACCCTGATAATAATTTTAATCATTTTATTTATTTTTTCCCTATTGGTTAATTACTTTCTATTCAAATCCGTAAAAAAGAAAAACGGAATAATAGAAAGACAAAATGAAGTAATAGGGAAAGCATCGCAAAACATGAAACATCTTGTTGATTATAATGATGTGATTCAAAACATATCAAAGAATCATCAGGAAGTTTACAACAAAATCAAAGAGGCAAAAACAGATGAAGAAGTTAACAATATTATTCATAATCTTATTAATATTAACAACAATCACGTGCACGACGACTAAAGAAAAAGAGTTCATCACTTATAAATATATTCTTCCACCATTTCCTAAAAGAAAAGAAATTGTTTTATCGGCTAATCTAAAGTTAACCGATTATGCGGAAATGATAAATTATTATGAACATCTTGTACAAGAATGGGAAGAATGGGGGAAAAGTGTTAAAAAAATACTTGACACAAAATAAATATATGTTACAATCAAAATAATTTATACTCGGAGGTAAATAATGAGTATTAGATCGCAATTATGGGAAAATCGTAAAACATTACGTGAAATGGACATGCATTATAATAAGGTATGGCACGTAGCGTCAGCCGTTACAACAACCGGAACCGGGAAATCCTGGGAATCACCTTTCAAGACGATAGCTGAGGCAATAGAGGCAGCGTCAGACGGTGATATCATTCTCATGATTGGAACATTTACCGAAGCCTTAACGTCCGCAAAACAGCTATCATTCGTAAACGCAGGATTGACCGTTAACGATTGTATATGGATGGAATCAGCCGCAGGCGATACCCTCTTAACACTCACCGGAAAAAAATGTCTTTTCGATGGTATTAGATTTAGAATTCCGACGACGGGAGGAATTGGAATTGATATGACAAACTCTGATTACACAATAATTAAAAATTGTCACTTCCAGGGAAGAGCCGGGTCATATTATGCTATCTATAATTCTGGTGGTTCACAATTAAAAATAATTGATAATATTTTTCAATATCTCAATACCGCGACATACGGAACCGCAATATTAGGTCATGATTATGCAACAGTTTGTCCATCGGGATGGATTATGAAAGGTAATTTATTTCACTCGAATCTTAAACACGTGCAACTTGTTGTGCGGCAGAGCTTGATTGAAGGAAATACCTTCCAGGAAAAAGGACTCGATGCTGATAATACATCCGCATTAACCGCAACCCATAAACTCGATCTTCTTACAGGATCCGCACTAGGGCAATTCAACACTGTTACAAAAAATATCATGCAAGGTGATTATAGTATAACAGGCGGCTACAAACCCGCCGCAAATGATAACTGGTTCGGTAATATTTCTGACGACACAGCAGAGGCCGAAGTTAACGCGGATGGAACAACTCTGGCGGTACCGGCGGCATAATGAAAATAATACCAATAAGCGGAATTATATCAGATTTTCAATTTGAAGAAGAATCAAATGTAACGCCTAACACATTAAGAAAATCATTATCCGATGCAAATAGCGATGATATACTTATTACAATCAATTCTCCCGGCGGTTCTGTTTTTCATGGTCTTGAAATGTTCTCCATGATTAAGAATTATACCGGAAAAACAGAAACAAGAATTATCTCTTTTGCAGCCTCTATGGGTTCGGTGTTAGCTCTTGCAGGCCAGAGAAAATCAATAGAAAGTACAGCTTTCTATTATATACACAACGCATGGGGCTTGGCGATAGGTGACTATAGAGAACTCGAAAAAGAAGCCAAATTTTTAAAAGATATCTCTGCTATGATCTCAGAATTATATGAAGAAAATACAACTCTGAGTAAATCTCAAGCACAGAAACTTATGGATGATGAATCACAATTTTACGGAGAGAGCTTGAAAGAACTCGGTTTTGAAGTTGTAACTCCTGATAATCAAAGCAACTTAAGCTCACAGATGTTTAACGGTAATTTCGAGAAAGCAAAAAAATATTGTATTGGTAAAATTAAAGAAAAAATCGAACCGGAAGATTATGTACAAGATTTAGAAAAAGTAGCAGCTTCCATTTCTTCTAAGAAAATATATAACAATTCTAAAATCCCCGCATCTGCGGGCAATAATAATAATACGGAGGTAATTATGAATCTTGAACAACTCAAGAAGGATCACCCCGAACTGTATGCCCAGGTAGTTCAGATCGGGAAAGATGAAGAGTTCGAGCATGTAAAATCCCACATAACACTAGGAAGACAGGCCGGAGATTTGGAAATGGCTGTCAAAAATATTGAAGCAAGGAAAGAGTTTTCACTTTCGATAAGTGCAGAATATCAGGCCGCCGGAATGAAAAACCAATCCTTGCAGAATCGTAAATCTGATGATGTAACCACTGGAGGGCAAGCTGATACTAACGATGATGAAGCCGACACGCAGGCCTTAACTCAAAACCTACTCAAAAAAAGGGGGATAAAAAATGGGAAATAATACAGTAACCAACTTCTACCCCGGTGACGGAGTAAGAGGCGTTAAGGAATCCGAACAGGGAGAGCATACTAACGATACAGGCGGAGCGTTAACAGTAAAACGCCTAACCATACTCGGCCGAATAACAGCAACCGGACTATATAAGCAATATGCATCAGGCGCTGGCGACGGTTCCGAAACTCCTGTGGCTGTCTCCCTTAGCGAGGTAGTCCATACGGCTAACGGTGATAAGCCGATTGGTGTTATGTTGCAAGGTGAAGTAAAAGAGGGTGATCTTATCATTCACGGCAGTGCCGCAGGCGTCGGAATTACCGACGCGATAAAAGATGCTCTCAGGACATATAATATAATGGTAGTACCACAAACCGAGTGTAATGCTCTGGATAATCAAACATAAGGAAGGTGATTAGATATGGCAGCAGATAAAAGAACGGCCTACTTACAGGCATATATTCAATTGGTATTATTCATACCATTTCTTTCAACATTTTTTCGGACAAATCCCCGGGATATTGTCAATGCCGAATCGATGAAAATAGATATAAAAAGAGGCACAAGGAAAATGGCTCCGGTAATATCGAATATCACCCAACGTGGCGGTAAAATCGAAAAAAGCCAATATACTCAAAAAGAGTTCACACCTCCCGTTGTGGCATTAGGTGGCGATTTCGCTCCAGGGGATCTGATAGAAAAAGTCTTCGGTGTAGATGAATACACATCAGCCGATCAAGAATACGTGGTCGAACTCATGAACAATATAATGGATACCATGATGGAAATCGAAGGTCAAATTAACCGTACTATAGAATATCAGGCGGCTCAAATATTACAGACCGGCGAAGTATATCTATATGACGATCAGGGTAATATAGCATATTCAATCGATTATTATCCGAAGGCAACACATTTTCCCACGGTTACGATTCCATGGTCGGATGAAGATGCGAATCCTGATACCGACATTTCAAATCTTATTGATATTATACGCAAAGATGGAAAGGTTAAAATACGTAATATTGTATTTGGGAAAACCGCACTTGATAATTATTTGAAAAACACAAAAGTTGATGATAAGTTTGATATCACCCGTATAAATTCTGGAATATATGACCCCCGGGAAATTAATGATGACGTTAAGCTATTAGGCGAATTACTTATAGGAACCGATCGTCTTATGGCATATGTATATGAAGGATTATACGATCATCCATCTACATCTGTTGTAACTGAATTTGTTGATCCTGAAAAAGTAATATTATTACCTGATCCATCCGGAATGAATGTTGATATGAGAAAAACATATTGCCGTGTACCTACCGTAACATCTCGCGATCCTCGTATTGACGATATGGTTCCCTCAAATTTAAATTTGGAAGATAGATCATATACATTCCGGGCATGGGAAGATAAAGAAGCCGACGCCCTTAAAATCGAAATGAAAACTAGACCATTATGTATTCCGGTTTCAATCGATGCATACGGCTGTCTTACAACAGAATTATAAGGAGGGAACTATGAAAACATACATATTAAAACCAGGTAGGGCAATATCCACCGCAAAAGGAATAATCGGACCTCCGGTAGATCCTCAAAAACCCACAGAAAAAGAACTTGTCACCGAAAAGAATTTTAAGAAAGATGGAGCATCGATAATAAACGCCCTATTGGCTCACAAGAATTGTCCGATCGAACTTTTTGAAAAACCGGAAGCAAAAAGCTCCGATGAACTCATGAAGGAGCTGGGCGAAATGGTTAAGAAACCCGAAACCGATGAAAAGGAAAAATCAGAAGAATTGAAAGAAACACCCGAAAAAGAAACACCCGAAAAAAAATCCGATGAAAAATCGGCACCATCTATGGGAGCAAAAAGAAAATAATGAATCTTAATGACATCGCCGAATCCGACCTTGATTTCACTCTTGAAGATACTGAGACCGGATTCGGTGTTGATCTTATTTTTTTAGACAGCGAAAATGAGGAAATAACAATACCATGCCAAACGACTGACATCAGTTATTTTATTGAACCCGAAACGGGACAGGGAATAGAATCGAGGACTATTGAAATTATTGGGCGTATCAAAACATTTGAGAATAACGATGTTTCACCAGCAAAGGGAGCTATTGTCAAATATTATGATACAAATAGCAATCTATACAAATCATGTATTAGGCAGGTAATGCCCGATAGAAAAATAGGCATCCTTAAAATAATTTTAGAGGCAAGGGCATGAGTGCAAGAATTACAACGCTTATAAACAAACAAGACTCAAACGAAATAGTAAGAGATCAATTAGCCGCCATACTCGCAATTGAAGTTGCAAATCAAAGAGCACTTGCAATTATCGAAGAACTTAACCCGGATGATTTTTCCTTTTCGGTATATATAGAGCAGTCGAAGCCTTGGGAATCTTCTGAAATGCCACTTGTAAATATCGTTTTTGATAACGATAGATTCGACAACAAAAACTCAAATACAATCGACAGACAGCGCGCAACCGGCACTTTTCTCATAGATTGTTATGCGCATAAAATTACAAATGACGATAGCTCGGGCGATGAACTATCAAGCAGAGAAGCTGATCGTATTGCAAGATTAGTACGAAATATAATCATGGCAGGCGAATATACCTATTTGTGTTTAGGTACCAGAGAATATCCATTAGGCGGTATTGTTTCCCGTCGTTATATTCCGAGACGTGAAAAGTTTCAACCTGATATAAGAAGCGAGGCTTATGAAAATATTATTGCCTGTAGGCTAACCATCGAAGTAGATTATGATGAATTTAGCCCACAAGCTGAAACATTAGATTTTGAACTATTAATCAATTCTTGCAAAAGAGACGACGAAAAAGTATATTTTGCAACTGAATATGATATGACAGAATAGGAGGTATATTATGTCAATCCCAGTGTCAGCAGTTGCCCGTGTAGTAGGTATTAATGTAACATACAAAAATGCAAATTTAGGTCAGGCGTTATTTCTTCCCCAAAGAATTGCCATCATAGGGCAAGGAAATACTGCAAGTACATATGCTACCACAAAAAAAGTAGTATTATCAGAAAATGAAGCAGCGGAGACATATGGTTACGGATCACCCATACACCTTGCATGCCGTCAATTACTTCCTGCAAACGGAAATGGCATCAAAGGTATTCCCGTAACAATCTACCCACTAGAAGATGATGGAAGTGGGGTGGCAGCCGATGGAACTATAGACGCGACTGGAACAGCTTCAGCTCAAGGTGGAGGATATGTCTATATAGGCGGTGTAAAATCAGAACAGATTGTAATACCAGACTTGGCAACCGCAGCAGAAGCATTGGCACTCGTAAAGGCTGCAATAGATGCAGTACTCCATATACCGGCAACAACGGGTACAATATCGGCCGACTCACTTCCGTTAGATGCAAAATGGGCCGGAGAATCATCTAATGATATAACAATCGATATTTCAGAATTGGTCTGCGACGGTCTTACGTTCTCAATTACAGCCTTTGCATCCGGAGCCGCTAATCCTGATGTTCAAGACGCACTCGACATTATGGAAACCTGGGAAACACTCATACTTAACTGTATGAATTATGACGATTCAGATACAAACGCCTTATATCACGCTTTCGGTGAGGCAAGATGGGCCCAGGAAGTGAAAAAACCCGTAATGGTTGCAACAGGATGTATTGATAATTATGCAACTCGAACGGCCGTAACCGATGCGGATGAAACCAATAGAACTATGTTTCTTATTCAGTCCACGGCTTCACGGGAATTACCATTCGTGATTGCGGCCCAGGGGCTTGTTAACGACATAGCTCAAAAAATGAATGATAAGCCAGCGCATAATTATATAGGAACTCTCAAAGGCTTACAGGCCGGAGCCGATATAGTCCAGGAAAATTACACAGTGAGAGACGCAGCTGTAAAACTCGGGGCATCGACAAACATAAAAGTAGGCGAACTTGCAGTATTATCTGATATTGTGACCTTTTACCACCCTGCAGGGGAAACACCGCCTGCTTATCGTTATCCTGTCGATATTTGTAGGCTTCAGCAAATCGTATTTAATCTTGACATAATACAGGAAGTATTTAGAGGTAGACCGCTTCTCCCGGATGACACCCCAACTAACGATCCCGATGCAGTACAACCAAAAATGGTTGCAACCGTATTGTCAAATCTTGCCGACTCATTAGCGTCCGGAAGGTCTGCAATATTGGCAGAATCCGCATATACAAAAACAAATATGACTGTAAAAATTGATCCATCTAACGATAAAAGAATAAATACGGTTTTCCCTGTCAAACTTTCCGGTAATGTTGAAGTTAATTCTACCGATGTTTATTTTAGTTTTAATTTTGGAAATTAAGAAAGGAGTATATATATGGCAACAGGCGGACCACTTGAAAGCGTAACTTTGAACAATCGCAGATTTTCTATAGATGGTGAAGTCAACGCTATGATTTCTTTGCCAGGCTTCACAAATGAAGCAAAACCGAATGGAGACGCAAAGACATTCAGAATTGTAAAAACTGCAAAGACAGGTAAGGCAAAATCATTACCTATTGTAATGGACAATGCCCGTGGCGATATGGAGTTTCTCCAAAAAATAATGGATTCTCTGGAACCTGTTCCATTTTTTGCAACTGAAACAGATGGAACTGTTTGGGAAGGTAGTGTTATAATTGCAGGGGATCCTGAAAAATCGACAAAAGAAGCAATAATGGAAATCGAACTCCATGGAACCGTAAAAAGACAAGGGGTGTAAAATGAATTATAAAATAGATACCGAAACTGCTATAATAGAGTTTGAAAAGATTTGTGAATCATGGGAAATTGATATAGATGAAAATGAAATGGATTCAAATGAAAAAATAGATTTTTCCGGGATAAAGAAAAAAATAGTAAAAGCAATTAAGCTTGGAAGGCTTGTATATAACGGTGATGGGACTATGACATATACAATAAGTGGAGATCTTTCAGGTGCTCTTATAGGAAGAGAATTGACTATAAAAAAACCCATGGGGGATTCTTATACCGGAATGGACGATTATAAAGAACAAGCATCTATGCATAAGACATATGCAGTATTATCTAGTATGATATCTTTTCCAGTAGCGTCTATCAATAAGTTGGATGGCACAGATTTGAAGCCATTATTAGCTATTTCAACACTTTTTTTAGCAGATTAGCGTCTAACATTGCTATTAACGGATGTAAAAGGCGCATGCTTGGTGTAGGTTGGGTATGCATACAGATAAGACAGATTCTAACTGATTATGCATCTCTTCCTGATTATAGAACTTTAAAATTACATGAGATCCGGTTTTTTTACGAACCGCTCATACCTAACTTAATTGAATATCAAAAGAAGGCAAAGGAATAATGGCCAGTCGTTACTCGATAGAAGCGGTATTCCGCGCAATAGATCAATTCACTTCACCTCTCGGGAAAATGACCCGATCTACAAAAACCTTCACACAATCACTCAAAACAGATTTTGCAAAAGCCCAACGCCAAGTAGGAAGATTTGGCGAAAACATAAAAAGAAACGCATGGATGGGTATTGCAGCGTTAGGCGCAGGAATTGTTCTCGTGGCAAAAGAAGGAGTTGAACTTGCAAGTAATCTTTTTGAGGTTCAGAATGTTGTAGACACAACATTTGGAGAATCTAGCAAATCAATCGATGCTTGGGCAAAAACCGCAATCGATGCGTTTGGTTTATCGGAATTACAGGCAAAGCAATTTACCGGTACCCTCGGAGCCGCTATGAAATCATCTGGAATCACGGGAAAAAATCTGAACGTTATGTCAAAGGATTTAGTAGGTCTCGCAGGTGATTTCGCATCGTTTTATAATTTGCCCATAGAGGAATCATTTGAAAAAATAAAATCAGGGATGATGGGTCAATCGAAACCATTACGTGATCTTGGAATAAATATGAGTGTCGCAAATCTCGAAGCTTTCGCCCTTGCTCAGGGAATTAAGAAACAATATAAAAATATGAGCGAGTCCGAAAAGATGATATTAAGATATAATTATTTGATGAAAGTTTCCAAAGATGCACAAGGTGATTTCTCAAAAACCCTAAATGAAAGTTTAGCAAATCAGCAAAGAGTGTTACAAACAAAGTTCACACAAACACTCGCGAGCGCGTTTCAAAAACTTATCCCTGAACTCATAAAAGTTACATCCGGATTCTCTAAATTTCTCGACACTTTAGATACGGACGCAATAAGCAATTTTGTCGTATCAATATTTAATGCCGGTAAAGTAGGTGTTAAAGTTTTTATGACTCTTTTAAAATTCCTTAAACCAATTGAACCTTTATTAGGCGGAATTATAGCCGCCTTTATAACTTACAAAATAGGAATGATAGCAGCCGCAGTCGCAACCGCAGCATTCAACGCCGTAACCGCAGCAAACCCGGTCGGACTGGTAATAGTTGCAATCGGTATTCTTGTTGGATTGATAGTTCTAATGGTCCAACACTGGCAGATTGCAAGCAAATGGATTGGTATAGTCACTATAGCATTCGGACTTTTAGCCTTCGTAATGTTTGCAAATCCAATAGGATTGGTTATCGCGGCAATAGCAGCACTCGTGCAAATAATTATTCTTCTTATCAATAATTGGAAATCAATAGTAGCATGGCTTGAGAAAGTATGGGACTGGACTGCAAACGTAGGCGAAAAGTTTACTTTTATTCTCGGACCAATAGGCGCTTTAATTTCTGCAATAATAGAAATCGGGAAGAACTGGGATGCAATATCCGGGAAATTTCAATCAGGTGATATAGTAGGAGGCGTTCTGGATATAGGAGCTGCGATCCTCTCGGGTATACTCGCCCCATTAGAGGGATTGTATGGAATACTCGCAAATATTCCCGGGTTAAGCGATTATTACAAAGGTGAAATGGAAAAGATCAAAAATATAAGAATGAGCTTAACTCAATCTGGAAGAGATGAATTATCTAAAAAAAATAATCCATTATTACAAGCTCCCATCCCACCATCGGCCCGTTCAGCTATGATTGACAGAGAAGAAAGAATTTCATCCGGCGAATTGATAATCAAAGATCAAACCGGAAGAGCGGAATTGAAACAACCTCAAAATAATCAAGGATATAAAATAAAACTCCAATCTTCTGCCGGAGGTGCTCACTAATGCCATGGACCGATAGAATACAGACACCGGCTTATATTTCACCTTCAGGTACCAGATTTGAATTTCAATACGAAGATGTAAATATGGAGTCAAGTAAAAAATCAGGTGAGTTTGTATTCCCCGAAATCGAAGGCGTTTTTATCCAGGATTTAGGAAGATCCGGGAGAAAATTTCCATTCATAATATTTTTTTCAGGGTCTGATTATGATACACAATCTGATGCATTTGTGGAAGCCCTTGAAGAAATTGGAATCGGTACTCTCGAACATCCAAAATATGGTACTAGAAAAGTTGTTCCAACAGGAACTATTGCAAGACGTGACGATCTTGTAACAGCATCTAATCAATCGGTAATAACAGTAACCTTTTCAGAAACAATAATCAATATCAACTTTCCCTCATCATCCCTTAATGAAAAAACGGATATAAAAAATAGTGTAAACAATTTCAATTCCACCACATCAGATCAATTTGCAGAAACTCTTGATATAGAATCCGAAAGCGAATCGGTATTATTACAAAATGATCTAATCGAAACAAAAGATCTTATAAACTCAACTCTCGAAGATTTAATAACGATAAACGAAGAAATTAATACCGCCATGGATACTCTATCTGATTCATTCGATACAACAGTCCTTGATTTACTTTTAAACCCTGGGGGCGTAGCTGATCAACTTATCACAATAATAAATACACCATCTAACATAACAACATCGGCACAAGCCATGATCGAAGGATATGGAAGCATTATTGACACGGTAATAGGCGGATTTGTAAACTCAATAAATAATTATAGGTCATCAAAAATGGTAGTATCCGCAACCTTCGGAGCGCTCACATTATCGATGCTAAACGCAGAGTTTACAAACCGTCCACAAGCAGTCGACGCAGCAAATAGGATAGTGGATATTCGAGACTCTATTGGAGCGTGGATTGATACAAATATAACAGAATTAGGCATACAGGATACCGACGAAGATTATGAAAAATTAAATGAAGTCTACTCAAAAATAATAGGATATTTAATACGCCTATCATTTGATTTGCCAAAGGAAATATTTATCAATCTCACTGAAGATCGCCAACTCATAGAGCTTGTCGCTGAGTTATACGGAGATATCGATATGATTGATTTTTTCATACAAACAAATGAATTAACAATTGATGAAATAGAAATATTACCACTAGGAAAACAGGTGGTATATTATGAGTAGAACGCATAACGTCATTAAAGGCGATACCATGTGGGATATTTCCAGGACATATTACGGAAATCCGCGCAAATATCCTATTATTGTCAAGGCAAATCCTCAATTAGAAGGAAGTGCAAGAATATATCCCGGGCAAATACTCATAATTCCCGATGAAATAGAAGACATTACAAACCCAACACAACAAAGTATAGTACCAGAATCTATACAAAATGTTTCCGAAAATGCTATTTCAATTTTAATAGATAATAATTTATTTTCATATTTTACAGATTATAGCATGACATTTGAAATAGATACATTCGACACTTTTTCTTTTACTGCACCGTTTGACAAAGATATTTTTAATTATAGGAAGTCTTTTCGGCCGTTTTCATACAAACCGGTAGCCATCTATTATGGCAAAAACCTCATACTAACAGGTGTTCTATTAGCGCCTGAATCATCAGCCTCATCCGAGAAAAACGAAATATCAATAAGAGGATATTCAAAACCAGGTATCCTTAATGATTGCATGATGCCCATAT